GATCAGCAGGATCGCCGCTTTGGCCTCTTTCAGCGGGTCAAGCTGGCCCTGGATCGGGCCGATCCAGCGCGCGCCGCACCAGGCCGCCCGCAGCAGCGGATCGTCAAAAAAGCCCGGCGCTTTAACGCGGCCGCGTGCCACCGCCTCAGCCAGCCAAATTTCATAAACCGGCTGGCAAAAGTCGTCCACGAACCAGGCCCGGCGCATCTTCATGCTCTCCCAGGCCTCCAGCAACGCGCCCCGGCTGGCCGAATAGGAGCTGTTAAACTCCTTGATCAGCACGTCATAGGGCAGCTCCAGATCCGCGCCAATTAACCGGCTCAAGGTTTTGACAAAGTTTTCAAAGCCCGCCGTCGGTATGTTGGGATTGCCAAAAGTAATTTTCTCGTTCGGCCCTAAATGCGCTATGGTTCCCGGCCCCATTTGGTACTCGTTTTCACCGACCGGCGCAGTCGGCTCACGCCCGGCATAGCCCTCGTCGCCCAGACCGACCACGTCGCCGCCCACCTCGTTAAACGGCATTTCGCTTTTGCTGGTTTCGGTGTAGATCCAGGCCGAAAAAAAGGACTGCACCAAAGCCGCCATCAGTTCGCTTTCGGTATAGCGGCGCAGCTGCAAAAGCGGCTCGATCACCGGCGCCAAATAAGAAACGCCGCGATATTGGTCGCAGCGTTCGCTATTCATAATATGCAGAATGTTCGGCAGCCCCGTATACCCGCCGTAAGCCGCCACCCGCTGCCATTTCGTCGGCTCGGCGGTCAGTTGGAACGGATAGGTGTTGCGGATATAATAAGCCTGCGCCAGACCGGCCGCGTCTACCTCCACGCCGTCAAAAATGCGGTTGCCGTTCTCCGGATTGCGCCCCTCGGTAAGCCCAGCCAGGCCGCCGCCAGCCATTTTAATGGGCGTGCTGACGCGGTCAGCCTCGATCAGGTGCAGCCGCAGACTGTACGGACAAAAGCTGTCTGGCCGCCCCTGCTTGACCAGGGCAAAGCAATCACCATTCATTAGCCAGGATATTAAAGCCAGTTGTTGCAAGCTTTCAAAATTATTCATGCCGATCGCGTCGCAGCTTTGCTTTTTACCCGCCCAAAGCCGAAATTCTCTTTCGGTATGCTGCTGCCATTCCTTGGCCGCCTCGGCGGATAATCCCAAAACCTCGCGCTCGATACTGCTTTTCAGCGTCAGGCCAACGCCGACCACCTTGGTGCGGTTGGTATTGATCGCCGCGCCGGCCACCGGCGAGGCCATATAAAGCATACGCGCCCGCTGCCGCAGGATATGGTTATTGCGGTTTATATCCTCATTCGGCGAACCGCTGCTGGGCTTAAAACCTTTCAGCGCGCGGCGGCTGGTGCTGGCGCCGGCCTCGCTGTAACCCTTGGCCTGCGGCGCGCCCTTATACGGCAGATAAAGTCCCGTCCTCTTATCTAAAAAAATCGTTATCACCCATCATCACCAATCCCTGGGCAGCACGCCAAAAGCCCGCCTGCCGCTCGCCCCGGCTAACTGTGCCGTCAATTCGTCCACCTGCTTTTCCAGCTTGTCGATCTCCCGCGCCAGATCCGGCAGATCTAGCCGCGTCAGCTGCCTGTCCGGCAGGGCGTAACTCTTAGCGTTGCCACTCACCAGTTCCAAATAAGCCTCGCGCAGCTTTTGCAGAGCCGCCTGCCGAAAAGCCAGGCGCGCTGCCAGTTCCTTCTTGTCCAAATCCGCTCACCCCTCACCAATCGTCATAATAAGCCGGCAAACCGTGCTTTGGCTTAGATTGCCGCTCTGTTTCCGCATTGCGGCGCGGTACGGCTGCCGGAAGCGCTGCCGGTGCCGGCTGTGCTTTGCCCCGGCTGGCCTGCAATTTACGGTCGATACCGTCCAGATCAACCGCCAGCGCCTTAAAGGCCGCCAGCGCATAGTTACGGCAATCCAACGCCTCGTTGCGCTCATGGCCGGAAATTACCTCCCAGCCCCAGCGGCCGCGCCGGTTCTCGTCATAAGTCAGCCGCTCGGAAAGCAGGCCATGAAAATATGCGCCGCCGTAATCGTCGCGCTTGGGAAAATGGCAATATTTAGCGCCCGGCTGCTGCACTTTCAGATTATCCATAATAATCATCTTGCCGGCGTCCACGCCCAACTGGTACTGCCAGCAATAGCCGATAACCCGTTGATCCACGACGATTTTCTGTTTCCTGGGCGGCGCGGTGAACGGCCTGTCCATGCCGCTGAAGCCCTTGATACAGAACACCTTTTTCCCCTGCCGCTTTTGGCATTGCTGGCGCACCTCCTGCGTGAACAAACCTCCCTCGTCGACAAAGGTCATGCTCACGCGCAGGCCGACGCCGTCCGCAAAATGATAAATCCTGTCGATCACACCGTCCAAGCCCCGCCATGGTTCATCGGTATCCGGCCGGCCCCAGATAACGCCCTTTTGCAGGCCCCAGGTTTCGCCAAAATGGCCATGCCCCAGCAGCTCGTATTCCAGACGATCGTTCTGCGTATCCACGCCGCAGGTGATCACCAATACGCCCTCCGGCAGCTCGGCCGCGTATTCCTCGCGCCGCCCCAGCAGGGTATCTTCGTCCGTCAGGTCGCCCCTGTCCTCCCAAAGCTCGCCAAAGCGCGTGTTGAACACCACCTGCTTTTTGGTCGTGCTGTTGCCGGCTTCCAGAAATTCCAAAATGCTGGTTTCCCAGCCTGCCCAAGGGCTAACGAACGAATTGAGCCAGAACGAACGCACCCCGCGCTGATAAGCCGCGGGGTTTTCGGCGATCCACTTGGCCGGCTGGCGCTTCATGGTCTTTTCATCAGATAGGCAGGCGCACTCCGGGCACATATAGCGAATATCGCTGACCCGAAACTGCTTTTTCTCACCCTCGCCGACTGTTTCCGCCTGATAGCGAATATCCCCAAAACGAATATCATGGAACCCGCCGCAATGCGGGCACTGCACGCACCAACGCTCCTGCGTGCCGGCCAGAAAAGAATCCTCGATCGGGCTGTGCCCTTTAATGGTCGGCGTGCTGACCTCCACCGCCTTAGCGTTATAAAAGGTTATCTGCCGCGCCATGGCCAACTGCCAGGGATCGCCCTCCTTGCCGGCGCTGGCCGCCCAGCGGTCGCGCTCGTCACCGAAAACATAACGCACCGGCTTGGAGGCCAGGGCGTGCGCCTCGGTCGAACCGCAAAGCGTCAAAATGCCGCCCGGATAAACCTTTTGCAGCACCGTGTTGTTGCTGTCGCGGCTTTTCGGCGTGGCAACCTTGCGGCGCAGCGCCGGGCAGTCGCGGATCATTGGTGCGATACGCAGCTTGGAATATTCCTTGGCGTCCGTGGTGTACGGGTGGACAAACAAAATACTGCCGGGATCCTGGTCGATTATGTAGCCGATCAGGTTGTTTTCAAACTCCGACTTGCCTACCTGCGAGGACGAAACCAACACCAGCCGCCGCACCTTGGGATCGGTAAAGGCGTCCAGCGGTTCGCGCAGATAAGGCGTGCGGCTGACGCGCCAGGGGCCGGTTTCCGCACTGGTTTCGGGAGATAAGCGGCGGTTCTGCTCCGCCCATTCCGTTACCGTCAGATCGGCCGGCGGCTGCATATTAGCCATAACCTTGGCGACTAAACTATTTAACCGCGCCAGCTCCTTTTTGCGCTCATTCCTCATCGGCCAGCTCCGCCGCCTCCCATTTCTTCCGCTCCCGCACGCGTTCATCATATTTGGCTGGGTCATAGCGGTATTTAGCCAGCTCGGCCATAATCAAATGCACCTCCCGGCGAATAATATCCGCCGCCACGGCTGCGCTCTCGGCCCCGGCCACATCTACCGCCAAACGCCCCGGCAGAGCCGCCAGCATATTGCGCATGGTAAAAACCAGATCCTCCGTCATAGCAGCCACGTCCTCGGCGCGGTGCATCTTGCCTTGCAGCTCCTCCGCCTCCAGTTTGGCAATGGTAGCCTTGGCTGTTTTCAAGGTGATTTCCGCCGCGCTCCGTGCGTCCTCGCGCTTAAGCTCCGCGTCGTCCTTTTCCGGTTTAGCCTTAGCCTCCTGCATAGCCGTATAAGCCTGCATATTGGCCGCCAAATCAAAAAGCGTACCATGCGCCGTTTTCTTTTTGTGCAGCGTGCCCTGGCTAACCAGCTGACCCACCCACTGATTGCTTTTACCAATAAAGCGGCAAATATCCGCCGTCTTAACATAAACTGTTAAACCCGGCCGCAACAGATAAACCATGTTATCCTCCACAATAACCTCCGGTTTTTTTCCAGCCATTCCCGGCACCTCCAATCCGATAAGCTGCTTTTTCAATTAAAGTTCCGCAAAAAAAATTTTCACTAACTGCGCAAATTTTGGGGTCGGCGAACCCGCTCGCCTTATTATGGCGCTCACAGTACCTTTTTTCGTGCAAGATAAAAGCGGTTCTCACAATAGCCCAAAAGCAAAAGCCGGCACATTTCGCCACTGTGCCAGCTTTTCACAATGCCATTATAGCACAGGAGGTTCGGACACTTTCGGACAACTTTAATTTTTTTGCACGAACCGATAGGCAATTTTATATAAATTTCCTGCCGAATTTTTCCCGCCCAGCTTTTTGGCAACCTGCCGCCAGGTTAGGCCGTCCACAAAGCGATATGTAAACAGTTGGCGGATAAAGCTGTCGTCAATGCCGGCGATGTATTTTTCCAAACGCTGCTGCTCGGCCAAACAACGCCGGTGTTTTGCCTCGATAACCGCCCGGAGGTCGGCGATCTCCACCGCGTTTTTCGCCAGTTTATCGCCTACGCCTAGTGGGTGCGGCATACCGGACAAAGTCTGCGCTCCCGGCAGCGCTTTGCTTTCCAATTCAGCCATGCGCTCACTGTCCATAGCAATCTCGCGTTTCAGGTAATACAACTGGGACAATTCTTGTAACGTCATTTTTTTCTCTCCTCTCGCGCGTTTGGTGGCGGTGGGTCAAAATCAGGGGACGGTCAAAAAGTATATATATAATATATACTTTTTGACCCCTGCTTTTTGACCCCACCAGGGTCAGTTTCCCAGGGGTCAATTTGACCCTGACCCCTATTTTTGACCCCTTTTTTGACCCAGTCAATTTTGATTTTTGACCCCTGACCCCATTTTTGACCTCTGTTTTTGACCCCAGGGGTCAAATTCCAATTTCACTTTTTGACCCTTTTGACCCCGTCCTTGGCCCGTTCAAAATCCGGATGTTCGTCAACGTAATCCCGAATTGTATTCTTCGACTTGCCGGTGTAAGCAATCAATCTGGCCAGTGGCACGCAGCCCGTCCCCTCGGTATCGCAGGCGTTAAAGGCGTTTTCCAAAATCTCCCGGCGTTCTTTCTGCCGGTCTTTCGGCTCGCTTTTGCTTTTTTTCGGCCAGCCCGGCCGCTCGCTTTCCGGGGCGATCTCGCGCAGATAACCAATTTCGTCCAGCAAATGCACCGGGTAATCGAACCAGACGTTGACCGGCTCAAAGCGCGGGAACTCGCGCAGCGTGCCTTCGATCCGCCAGGCCGTTTTCAGCCGCTCCGCCTCGCTCTCCGGCAAAGCCAGCTCAATCAAGTCCAGCAGCGCGTCCGGATCGCGGGCAAAAACGCCGCTGCCACTGGCCCTGTCCATACTGCGCTTGCCAGCCTGATAGCCCTTGCTGTGGTGGTGGCAGTAAATCACCGCGCAGCCCAACTCGGTACAGACCTTATCGAATTGGTTGCAAAAATTAGCCATCTGGTCGGCGCTGTTCTCATCGCCGGTGATCACCTTGTAAATGGGGTCGATAATCACCGCCAGATAGTTTTTCCGCGCCGCCCGGCGGATCAGCTTAGGGGCCAGCCTGTCCATCGGCACGGCGTTGCCGCGCAGGTTCCAAATGTCAATATGCTGCAAATTAGCCGCCGGCCAGCCCAGCCGGGTATAAACGTCCTTGAAACGGTGCAGGCAGCTGGCCCGGTCAAGCTCCAGATTCACATAAAGCACCCGCCCCTGCGCGCACTGCCAGCCCAGCCAACGCCGCCCCTCGGCGATCGCGCAGCAAAGCTCGATCAGCGCGAACGACTTGCCCGCCTTGCTCGGCCCGGCCAGCAGCATTTTATGCCCCTGCCGCAGAACGCCCCCGATCAGCGGCGGCGCCAGCTCCGGCAGGTTGTCCCACACGGCCAGCAGGCTTTCCGGCTCCGGCAGGTCGTCGGTGATACTCTCCACCCAGTCGCGCCATTCCTGCCAGCTGCCCTTGCCGATATTGGCCGCCACCAGAAACTGCTTGCGCCCGTTCCGCCGCACGCCCGGCAGCCGGGACAATCTGGCCGGGTTAGCGTTCTGCTTATCCACTTTCAGACCGTGCTTTTCGCAAATCTGATATAAATAACGCACCCGCTCGCGGTACTGCTCGATGCTGTCCGCCTCGATACGGACAATGGCGTGCAGGCTCTTGCCGCCGGAATGAACCAGGCAGGCCACCGGCAGCTCCAGCTCGCGAATGATCGCGTACTGCTGCTCGATACTCTGCGCGTCGGATTCCACCAGCGCATAGCGGAAGTCCGCCACATTCGCGTCTTTAACGCCGCCGCCGTCCAGCGGATTAAAGCGCACATACGCCCCGGCCCCCTCAGGATAATCGCCCAGCACCTGCCGAATATCCTCGTCGTTTTTACAACCCCTGAGCTTTTGGAGCAACTGCCGCGCAGTCCTATCCCACGCACCCCTGGTCGGCACGAACCGTTTCGCGCCGTCCTCCTCGACTACCCTAAAGTGGGTCACATAGCCTACTTGCTCATCGTCATAAAAAAGCGTTTCCAGATATTTGGTCAGATCCTCGGCCGGCCGCCAAACTTCGTCCGACGGCTCTTGCAGCAGCGGGCAGCCCGGCTCGCCGGTGTTTGACCCGCCATGCTCACTGATCACCGCGTCCCAGGCCAATTCATAATCAAAATTACTTGCAATATCAGGTCGCCAGCCCTGTTCCTTAGCGTACTGCACCACCGTCCCCAGCGTTACCGGCGCGGCGCTGCCCCGAAAGCTGCACCATTTTTCGGCACACTCGCCCGCGTGGAAGCGCGCGGGGTCGCGCCGGCTCCAATCCTCCCAAACGCTTACCGGCTGCCCCGCCTCCTTGAGCGCCATGCCCACGTTCAGCCACTCCTG